GCCTCTTCAGAGAGAAGTTTTGCTTGAACTTGGTAAATAGGAGAGTCATCATAAACCGTGAGATAAATTGTAGATACTGAATATACATAATCTCGTGATGCAGACCATTGCCCCAACAACATATTTAAAGCTGATACTGCATCGCTCATCTCGGCATCAGTCATATTTTCACCTGACGCAATGATGCCGATAATACGTGCGGAGGCATGAACTAGATCACGGACTTTCATTGTTATTCTTCCGTTTTAATTGGTTGAGTCAACAAAGCAAGCAAAGCTTCTTTCTTATCACGCGCTAAATACTTGACCTTTTTTTCATCAAGAATTGTACGGAGTTGATCAGTGGTCATTGAGTTATAATCAACAGTATTAACAGGCGCTTTTGTTGCCTCAGGTTGGAAAGCGTCAATAATTTTCTGTAACTGCTGATTAGTTTCACGTTCTTTATTTAATTGAGCCTTAAGATCATCATTTTCAGTTTTGAATTGATCACGTTGAGTTTGAGCGACATTGAGCTGTAATTCTTTCTGAACTAGTTCTTCACTGACTGCATCAAATTGCTCAACTGACACATAAGCATTTTTAAAGTCTTTGCTTGAAATACTGCTTAGACCAGCCGACATATTCTCAGCTTCATTTTCTAAATCAGTAAAATCAACAAAACCTAATTCTTGTAATTTAGCTTCATGATCTTCATTTTGTGCAACTTTATGCTGATACGTTTGGACAGTACCCAAATACAGCATTTTTGGAAATTCACGCATTTATATACTCCAAAAATGACAACGCCCCAATTAAGGGGCATGTGTTGTCATTGGTTTTGATAATTAGGCTGCTTTTCGACCTACACGTGCAGCATGATTACCACGGACCATAGTGAAGCCGTAAAGTACGTCAATACGAGTTCCCTCGTAATCATTCACCCAGTTACCCCCTGTTTGCACACGTAACGCCATAGTTTCAGTGTTAAAGGTATAACCATCACAACCCGCAAGCACCTTTAAAGGCACAAATGCTGCACTAAATGCATCTTTGGTATAACAAAGTGCTTGATCAATCACATCGTTATTACCACCAATAAATGTTAACGCAACCCCATTTAACGGGGATGCTGAAACATTTGCATTGGCTTGTTTATTTGCACCAACCACATCAGGTGTAATTTCAGGATAGATTTTTAAAGTTGCTGTTGCACCGCCTGCTGTTACATCTTCAAGCACTACAAACTGCATTGCCTTACCATAAGATTTACGGGTTAGTGGATGTAACATTTCAACACTAGTCAAAGTAAATACCTGACCCGCTTTAATTACATCACCATTGGCTAAACCACCTACAGTTAAATTACCACCAGTTTGCCCAGCACCACTTACAGTAATGCCTGATGTTTTACCATTTTCTTGACGATAAATATGCTCTGACTCTACAAAGTCAAAACCACGTGCACGCCCTACATAACCCTCTTTATATTGCTTGGCGATTTCAGCATTTGGATTAAACAATGTGCCTGAAGTATCAACAATGCCATTGGTAAATTCAGATGACAGTAAAGCAATACGACCAGCAGTAGGCGTTAAAGAACGTGCAAGCATTTCACGAGCACGACCAAACGGCGCTAAAGGCGAGGTTTCATTTGCACCGATCAAAGTAGCATTATTGACAGTTACAATTGCACGTTTTAATAAATCTGCATCAATATCTGTGGCTAAAGATTGAATTGCAGGCTTTAAAAAACGATCTTTGAATTGAGTTAGATTTAAAGCTTGTTCAGCAGCACCAAACTGTAAAGATACATGCTTTTGAGTATCAACTTTCAAAATGCGTGAAGATTCTTGTGCATTTAAATTCGCATCCTGACTGCTATATTCCTTGCCTTCAGTCACAATCGGAATTGGTGGAATCTTGATGCGTACAGATTCACCAGCTTTATAACCTGCTTTATCTTTATCAAACTCTTGTTCACGACCACGGTTAATCGATTTGATAAATACAGATTCTTCAATCAAGATTGCCGCAGCTTCTTTTGCAACGACATCATGAGTTAAAACTTTATTTTCAGCCATATTTTAATTACCTTAAGTTAAGCCACGACTACGCAGAAACTCATAATCAGAACCTTTATACGGATCTTTTTTCGTATTCGCTCTGCCTTGAATTGGAGATACTGGCGTAGGGGCATTGGGGATTTTTGGAGTTTTCGAAATATTTTTTAGTGATGCTCGTACTTCACCAATTTTCATCAATTGATGCATTGGTGACATATTGAGTAATTCAACAAATTCAACAGGATCTTTGCCAATCTCATACAACACAGCAGGTGCTTCATTACCTAATTCAAGTACAACTGAACTCAAATGCTCAGATAATTCACCTCCACTCAAATCAACCAGTGATTTCACAACAAGTGGGTAATCGGCATGTAACTTCTGAAACTCAGTCTCAGAAGTATCAAGTTTAATGAATTGTGCTTGTCGCAACTGTTCATTAAATTGTTGCTCTAAACGCATGTTATAGCTTTGTTCAACCTTATTTTCTTGATAGGTTGACAATGCTGCTACATAATCATCAATAGATTCAAAATCATGGAGTTGAGGCTCTACGAAGTTGCTTTGCTCGTGTTTTGCATATTTCTGCTCTAACTCTTGAGCTTTACGAATTGCTTCGTTTTTCTCCCATGTGAGCTTTGCAAAACGTTGATCAATTGTCTTTTGACGATGAACGGCTCTTTCTTCCTCAGCCCTTTTTGAGGCTTCAACTTGCTGTTCTTCTGTTAATTCAACCTCACTTTCACCATCACCCTGCGATTGCTCAGATTGTTCCTCTGACTCAACCCCAGTGTTGGTTTGTTCGGTACTTTCTATTGATTGCTCTAGATCTTCCATACTACTGCTCACTTATGCCTTGAAAACCGTCAAGTTCGGGATTTTGTTCATCAACTACAGTCATGTTTTGCGCATCAGCCCCAATCTGACCGTCATCAGGTGCGTATTCTTGTTGCTGTGCCTGTTGCTCCAACATCTGCGGTTCAAGCATCTGTTGTTGTACTTCTTCAGGCATTAAAAAACCGCCATCTTGTGGCGGTTCTTCATAAAACTGTTGTCCTGGTGGTGGCTGATTCTGCGAATTTGTATCCAGCCATTCTTCAGGTGGTTGCATATGTTGCAAAATTAGATTGATTGCACCTTTTAGCTCTTCAAGTTCAGCTTTAGCCACATTATTTATTTGAGCTACTGCTAGCGTTGTTTCTGCTTTTAGTCGCTCAATTTCAAACCTAGCTTGACGTTCTGCATTCTTATCTTCAACTTGTGCTTGAGCTTGTTGTAGCGCTTGCTGAAGCTGTTGCATCTGTTGCTGATATTGTTGCATCACCACTTGCATTTGAGGATCGCCGTCACCTTCTTGTGTTAATGTAGGATTTAGTGATTTCTTGATACGTTCAACAATATCATCAAGCATATTGCCATCATCAAAGGCTTTGACCAATAAGTCTGGTGCTGCTTGTCCAATTTGAGGAACAAACTGCAATAATTGAGTTAAGGCTTGTTTGTTCTCTTGACGTTGACTGATATAACTTGCACCTGTTGTCATTCGAATATCGTAACGACCCACTGTTAAGTTATTTAAAATACCATCAATAACCCCTTTGCCTTGTTCTATAACCTGCTTATTGATTTCAACGCGTTGTGTCTTACCATCCTCACCAGTGATTCGCTTAATCAAAGGCACAGTATAAACCTTCTGATAAATCGCAATCAAAATACGTCCAACTTGACATAGAGATTTATTGAGATTATCCGCAATATGAAAATGGCTTAGATCAGCGCGTTGCTGTAAAAGACTGATTGCTTTACCTGACTGGTTATTAACACTTTGCCCCATTGCGGCAGGTTGCATATTTAGAATTTCCTCAATACTTTCTCTTGCACCATTTGCAGCATTCAAAATACCGGTTAATGCGGTCATTGCAGGGAGTTGTTGGGGTGGTGAAATTGGCTGACCATTATCATCAATATCATTATATCGCAATGCTTGATAAGCATTTGGATTCGCCCATTCTGTCAAATCACGAGATGCGCGCTCAGGAACAAGAAATTGTTTACGTAAGCCCTCTGCAATCTGTTGAGCCTCAGACGATTTCCAATAGTTGTAAAGCTTTTGTGGATCCTTTGCAAAGTGAATTAATGAGAATAAATAACGATCTTCCCCATCCCAAGTCACATCCCCATAAACGGGAACAATCGGCAACATCGGTACAACAAATGCACGATTTTCTAAAACTTTTGAGCCTGTTAGTTTGTACCACCAACATACTTCTTCATAGCTATCACGCTGATTATGTACCATTGATTTATCTGTTGGTTCTTCAAAACTGGTTGTACCATCAATCAATAAATACAAAGTCTTTGCTTTTCGTTGAAGTTCAAAAAATTCAGCTACACATACAGTTTTATCATCTCGATTAATCCACGTACTTTGATCATCACTTTCAAAATCTGTTACAGCGTCTTCACCATATTGTTCAATTATATCGTCTTTTGATACCCATGTTTTTAGGACTACAAAACGAGCATCTGAACCATCTAATTCCTTGCTTGTTGGGTCAAAATAAACTGAATCAGCATTGTGAATTGACATAATTTTAGGTTCTTGCTGGAAGCTATCCGAAGAAACATAGTCAACATGAATTCGTATTGCGCCAAAAGCACCATACACAACATTTTCAACTGCTGCATCATAAGCATTCTCAGCACTGCTTGAGATTTCAGTATCACGAAGCAATCCATTAAGAATTTTTGCAATCTCTGGATCTGCAATATCATCTACAGGCTCAGCTTTGATTTGCTGACGATTCAAACGAGCTGTATTGATATATTGCTTACAATATGTTCGTAATTTATTGATTGTAAGCGTGGGCAATCCTTCTTTCTCACGGGTTTTGCGATCTTTCTCGCTCCACTGTGCTTTATCTAATGTAACAAATTGACGATCTTCACGCCCACGCTTAAAGTTTTCTTCCCAATAATCCGAGGTGTCATCACATAACTTGCGTACACGATCAAGAATATCAGAGTCTTTTTCTTTCTTATCCATCATGACAATGTTGTCCTTGTTGCAAGTGGTGGGGATTGAGATTTCTTACTTGTCGGTGTTTGCATTCTATTTATACTTAAAGCACCTTCACCAAATGCATCTGAACCATGTGATGCCCAATCATGCACAGGTGTAGCCTTAAACTGATCTAATTTGTCATTAAATGCACGTCTATAGTTTTGCAATGCATTAACCCCTGCTTTGCATTTTTCAGCATCAAACCAGCAATTTTTGAGCATTTGTCGTGTTGCCTCAATTCGATCTTCAACACCAAGTCTTGCACCTTTAATCATTCGATAACCTAGAGACGCCATTGTTTGTTCTCGACTGACTCCACTTGATAAGTCACGTGCTGCAATATCATGTGGGGCAAAATGTTTTTCATAGCAATAACCAATTTTTTGAGCTTTTTCATCAAGTATCCGAGTGTAATGTGACAAAGGCTCATCATTCGCTTCGTAATAATCAATAACACGAACCTCTTTACCATAAACTTGAAAAAACCATATTGCTGTAGGATCTAAAATACCTAAATCCCATGAGGTATAAACAGGTAGGTTGGGGTCATGAGGGACTTTGCAGATACGATTTTCACGTTTGATTTGCTCAAACTCTGCTTTATAAATTGCACCATCTGCAATGGTTTTAGGTTTCCCAAGATAAATATGTTCATATTCATCAAAATCAGTATTTTTTAAGCGTTCTGCTAGGCGAACAATCTCAGGTGGGCAATGCGGATTATCATAATAATTAATTGCTACCACCACAGTATCATCACGCTCTACATCAATATAATCACGGTAAACTGGATCGCTAGGTAACTTAGGATTTAGACTAAAAATAATCAAAGGTTTTTCAGAACGGATGACTGTTGGTACAAGTAGTTCTAGTGAGCGATTTCCAACAGTTTGAGCTTCTTCAATCCATGTTATTGTTGCACCCTCAAAAGACTTAACACGGTCTGCTGTATGATCTAATAGCCCTTTATATAGAATCTTAGTTCCATTTAAACCTCGAATTTCATCTTCTAAGGTTTCATAAAACCATTCTAAATTTAAACGTTTAATCCAATCTTTTAAAAGTGCGTGTACTGAATCTTCAATTGAATCTAAAGTTTCACGACAACATAAAATACGATGAGGTTTCTTTGTTCCCTCTATCAATAGAAATCGAGCAATTTCCCAAGATTTACCACCACCACGCCCACCGTGAAATACATGAAACAACTCATTAAATTGCTCATAAAAATATAGCTTTCTAAATTTAGTTGGTACTTTGATCTGACTCATCTGTAAATACCACCTCTAAATTCATGCTGATTGGCTTACCATCAACCCCAGTATGTTCATGTTTTACTTTTTTATTTGGATACCATTTGTTTATTCACTTAGTGATGAAATCGAGAGAATGAGTCAATTGATTGAAATTATTCCGAAATCAATTCTGACGAGTGTTAATAAGGAAATTGAATATCGTATTCGAAAAGTCCTTGAGAAATTTGACAAGTACATTGTGGGTATTGCATTGATGCCTCCTCCAAAGCCGGAGGAACTTCAGCAGCTGCAGCAAATGCAGCATACAAAAATAAATTCGGTTT